CGGTTTGATTCCGCTAGGGGTCTTTCTCCTATATTTTTCCCACACAATGAAGTGTGGGTTTTTGTTATGTAAAAAAGAACCACAGTGTGGCTCTTATGCGTTTAATTTAAGTTCAAGCGCTTCAGTAAGAACTTGAGAGAAGTTGAGGTTTTTGTCTTCAGCAAGATCGTTAAGATATTCTGGTATCGTCACATTCTTACGGACTTTTTTTGAGTGGTATTTGCGCATGTAATCGAGCATGTCTATTCCGATTAAAGCAACATCAGCATTGGGATATTGATTTTTTAAATCAGATACGGAGCTTGCTTGCGGGTATTCTTTATAATCTTCAAGGGCAAAACCTAAGACTTCGACAGCCATTTCGTATGCGTGTTCGAGGTTATTTCCGAAAGTGATGGCTTCTGGGACATCTGGGAAACGGACGTCAATTGAATTCGTTTCGTTATCATTTGTGAATACAGCTGGATAAATTAACATAGTTTTTCCTTTCTTTGGGTAAACAATAGCCAAGTGGCTAGGGCTTATTTAAGCCCTGCCTGCTTGAGTATGTTGTCTTCAGTTCCTTTTGGCATGTCGCCATTGTGAATTGGGACTATGGCTATTCTGCCTGTTTCAAAGTTTTTATACTTTGCATGGCTACCATTTTGGCTAACTTTAACAAAACCATTCTTTTTCAAGAGTTTTATAATTTCTCTTGCCTTTCTCGGCATATTGCTTACCTCACTTTCTATACTTATATTATACACATAAATAGAGAGAATGTCAAGAGATAATGCGCATAAAATACTTATTTTTTTAAAAAAGGAGGTGATGGTCATTGATAGACATCAACAAATTATTGACGAGCTAACCAGCGATGCAATCAAGCTGATGTCAGATTGGCCATCAGCAAGAGAAAAACAGAAGCAGTTTATACTAGCGTATGTTTCAAGTGGCTTTAAGAACGCTACGGAAGCAGCGCGACAAGCGGGATATTCGGAAAAAACAAGTAAGTCAATTGCTAATCAGCTCTTGACAAAACTTGACTTTTTTCACGTCCAAGAAGTTATTAAAATATTAAAGGAAAACTTTGAAAAACGTAGTACAGAACTATCCATTGCATCCTTGGTCGAAATAAAACAATTCCACACAAGAGTATTACGAGGAGAAGAAACTGATTTCGAGGTTGTGACTTCGGTCAGCGGTACTACTAGCATCGAGGAAGTCCCTCCGAGAATCAAAGAAAGACAAAAATCAGCAGATAGCTTGGTTAAAATGCTATCTGACAGCGAGAACGTCAATCGAACAGAACTAGCCCTAGACAAGCTATTTGACAAGTTAGAAGAGGAAATAAATGGGAATTGATAGACTATACCACGATAAGCAACTCAGTATCTTAAAACGGGCCTTGCGTGAAGATTGGTACATGATGATAAACCATGGGGCTGTCCGTGCAGGAAAGACCCAGCTGGATAATGATTTGTTTCTCATGGAATTACGCAGGGCAAAGAAAAACGCTAAGTCTTGCGGTGTTGATAATCCTATGTATATCCTTGGAGCAACTAGTGCCGGAACATTGCGGACTAACATCTTGCAGGAACTATCAGAGAAATACGGTATTGATTTCAAGTTTGATAAGCATGGGAACTTCACGCTCTTCGGTGTGTATGTGGTTACGACCTTCACAGGTTCAGTAGCTGGTTTGCGTGCCATCCGTGGTATGACGGCGTACGGAGCCTATATCAACGAAGCAACGCTTGCCAACAAAGAAGTCTTTGACGAAATCCGCAAGCGTTGTTCAGGGTTTGGCGCTCGTATCATTTGCGACACTAACCCAGACCATCCAAATCACTGGCTGAAAAAAGATTACATTGACAAAGCAGATGACAAGAGCATTATTGCCAATCATTTTACGATATTTGATAATACATTCTTAAATCAGCGGTATGTCGAGAACCTTATCGCAACAACGCCTAGCGGTATGTTTACAGAACGTGGCATCTACGGCCGTTGGGTCAGCGGGGAAGGGGCTGTCTATCGTGATTTCAAGGAAGACATGCTCATATCTAGCAAGGACATTCCAACAGACGACATCACTATCTATTATGCTGGTGTTGACTGGGGATATGAACACCACGGAGCCATCGTTGTCTGTGGACAAACGGCAGATGGTAGAGTCTATCTCTTAGAAGAATACTCGGCGCAGTATCAAGAAATTGATTACTGGGTGGAGATTGCCAAAGACATCAAATTACGGTACGGGAATATCTATTTCTACGCCGACTCTGCCCGTCCTGAACATGTTGCCCGATTTGAACGAGAACACCTAAAATGCGTGAATGCTGATAAATCTGTTCTGAGCGGAATTGAACAAGTGGCTAAGCTGATGAAGCAAGGTCGCTTTTTTGTTTGTTCGGAAAAGGTTGAAAAATTCAAAGATGAAGTCTATCAGTATGTCTGGAATGAGAAAACGGGCGAGCCAGAAAAGAAGAATGATGATGTGCTAGATGCACTTCGTTATGCTATTTATTCGCACATGGCTAAACCAAAAGCCAAAGTCAAACGTAAATCACTATTTGGCTTGTAGAAAGGAGCAAAATGGAAGAAACATTAGTCTATAGTCGCTCGTTGTACAATGAGCAGAATTTGGATAAAGATATCATTTACAAATTGATATTAAAGCATGACCAGACAAGTAGTAAACTCAAGAAGCTAAAAGATTACTACTTGGGTAAGCATGCAATCGAAAAACACACACGCAGAAGTAATCTGCCAAATTTTAAGACAGTTGCCAATCCGCCAAGGACATTGCAGATACCGCCACAGGTTACTTTATGGGCAATGCTATCCGTTATCCTAAGACCGACGATATGGACATTGAAGACCTGTTAGAAACATTTGATAGTGCAGATGTTGATTCGACAGACTCAGACAATGCTTTGAACATGGCAATCTATGGCAGGGCTTATGAGTACATCTATGTCAAAGAAGGTGAAAATGAGCTGGTAACACGTAGTTTAGAACCAGAGAACACTTTTATTGTTTACGATGATTCGATTGAGCAGAAACCCTTGTTTGCGGTCTATTACTATCAAACAAAGGACGACGTGACGGAAGAAAGTTATTATCGGGCCCAGGTAGTGACTGAGAATCTGCAATACAGCATGTCTTTGCGGGAGCAGAAGAAGGAGTCGGAAGAAGGTGTTCCACATAATCTTGAGGGGCTGCCGATTATCGAGTATCGAAACAATCGCTATATGGTTGGAGATTATGAGCAACAGATTAGCTTGATAGATGCGTATAATTCTCTGATGGGTAACCGTGTGAACGACAAGGAACAAGCTATCGAGTCTATTTTGGTCTTGTATGGCGCTGCGCTGGCAGACACACCAGAGGAAGCAAGGGAAGCCATGCAGATATTGCGTGAAGAAGGCTTGTTGGAATTGCCGAAGGACGCAAGTGCTGAGTTCTTGAAGAATGTCTTGGATGAAGCAACGGTCGAAGTACTTCGTAAGGCGCTGAAAGAGGATATTTACACGTTTAGCCATGTTCCCAATCTGTCAGATGAGAATTTCGCAGGGAATACATCTGGGGTAGCTATGGAATTTAAGCTTTTGGGGCTTGAAATGATTACCAAGACCAAAGAGCGATACTATATCAAATCTTTACACAAGCGCATACAGATTTTTGCGAGTTATTACAACTGGTCACAGATTTACGAAAACGCCAAAGCAATTATTCCGCAGTTTAGTCGTGGCTTGCCTAAGAATTTGTTGGAACTTTCCCAAATCATCAGCAATCTCAAAGACAAGGTTAGTCTACGTCAGCTTATTTCGCTCTTGCCGTTTGTGGAAGACCCAGATGCAGAGATTAAGGCGCTTGAAAAAGAAAAAGAGACAGCGCAGGAAGAGCCTACATTTAGCCAGAATTTGCCTTATGAAGAGAGTGTGACAGATGGACAATCAGAAGTATTGGGAGAAGCGGAAAGCTCAGAGGATGGTTCAGGCGATGGACCAGGCAGAGCAAACCGCAAAGCAACTCAGCGAAATCCACAAGCTAGCAAGTAGGCATATCACTTCAAAGATTGACCAGATTTTTGAGAGTTATCGCAGAGACCACGGACTGACGGAAGATGAAGCTAAGAGGGTATTGGCAAATGTCAAGGATTTATCCGATATTCGGGAGTTAAAATCAGCTTTACAGAATACAACTGATAGTGAAGAGATACGGCAATTGCTTATCTTACTCGATTCGGCTCCCTACGCTTCCAGAATTGAGAAATACGAGGCTTTACAGAGGGAGGTGGATAATTTACCCACCCGACTGTATAAAGTCGAAAATGAGGCATCTAGGACCTTCTATGATGAGTTCATTCCAGATGCATACTACCATTCGATTTTTGATTTGCAGCAGCAGTCTGGTGTGGCATTTGCATTTAACAGGATTGATACAGAGGAAATCAGAGCTATCCAGCAGACGCCATGGCTTGGGGCGAATTACTCTGAAAGGATTTGGGGTAATACTCAAGCTTTAGCAAATGAACTACAAAAGCAATTAGCAGTCAGTCTGTTAACAGGTCGGTCAGCCCATGAGACGGCCGAGGCCATCAACGCCCAATTCGGCAAAGGTAGTTACAACTCACGCAGGCTGGTGCGGACAGAGGCTAGTCATTTCCATGCTGAGATGGAAGCTCTGGCGTATGAAGAAGCGGAAGTTGAGCGTTATAGACTTGTGGCTGTATTGGACTTGAGGACATCTAGCGTCTGCAGGGAGCATGATGGAGAAGTCTACTTGGTCAGCGAAAGAGTGAAAGGGAAGAACTACCCGCCTTTACATCCGTGGTGTAGGACGGTCACTATAGCGCTAGATGATGATGAATGGTTAGCTAAAGCGACCAGAAGCGCCAGAGACCCAGAGACAGGCAAAACTATTCAAGTCCCTGCCAATATGACGTATAAAGACTGGTATGAGAAGTATGTTAAACCAAAATACAAGGCGGATAACTTGGACATTTGGAAGATTGAACGTGCCAATAACCAGTATGAAAAGTACAAGTCAATTCTTGGAGATAAGGCGCCTAAATCGCTTGAAGACTATATTGATTTGAAGTATAATGATAAAGAGGGATATGAGCGGTTGAAGGACCGAGCTAGATGGATAAAAGCGAAATTCCCGTCTGAGAAGTCTTTTAATGGTCATTTTGAGAAACACGGTCATGAGTTTCCAAGCTTGACTAAAGAAGAGTATCAAAAACTTGCATCGGAACTCATCGCTAGCCCTATCGATGAAAATATTTTGGGTTATGAGACCGAGGGTGGACGTAGAGTTCGCTATGATAAGGCTGAGAACATTATCGTAATAGGTCAGCGAAACAAAAATAATCAGGTGCGATTGAATACAATGTTAAAACCAGATACCGGAGAGGAGTATTATCATGAAAACTACTTACGAGATTTTCCTGATTGATGGAGAAGAATATATTCACTGCCCTGTTTGTGGACGGAATGTCATGTTATTTGATGTGTGTGAATGCAATTGGGAAAACACTGGTGAAACAAACATCGACGGCGGTCCGAATAGAATGACGTTAGCTGAAGCAAAAATAGCATTTGCAGAAGGCAGACCAATTATTTAAATAAGCACTCAAGTAATCGAGTGCTTTTTTCGTGTTCAAAAACAGGAGAAAGGTATGGACTTATATTTTCGTTTTAGGCTGATTATAGAGAGTGCTGTGTTTATCATTGGATTTCCGTTTGTGTTATACAAACTCTATAAATTATATAAAGATACAAAAAAATAGAAAGGAGGTCGCTATGAATAAGCGTATTAAGAAGAAACGTGAACTGATTGAACAAGTTCAGGGAACTAAAGAAGCTGTTGATATTGCATTGAACATCATTAAAAGTCTACTTGATGAAAACGCCAAACAGGCAAATGAAATTTCTGAGCTACGTTCAATCGTTGAACGCAATGCACAGGCTACGAACTCGAGATTTGATTATCTTGAAAAGAAAGTAGCTGACAAGCTGTCCAAGAAGTCTTGGTTTAGTAGAAAGTAGGAGAAAAATGGAAAAACAAGTTATTATCTTTTTGAAAAATGGTGAAACATTATTGTTTCAGGGTGTTAATAAAATTGATTTGACCGATGAGCTCATTGCATTTGATTACTTTGGCAAGAGTACAAACCAAGAAAAAGGCGGGGTGTTCTATTTTGACAATATTGCAGGTTGGTCTGTATCGGCTGACCTTCTGGGCTAGGAGGTGGTCACTCATCTTGACAGCAGGAAAGACTGCAATAAGTACATAACCTAACCGTGTCGAATTCGAGGCGGTTTTTGTATGTCCAAGCATTGATGACGGTAAAAGCTATGGAAAAACAGTCGGGGACGACTTTAAAAATAGGAGGTTCGCAATGAACGAAGAAACACAAACAGTCGAAGTGGTCGAAGATGACAAACAGGTAGCAGCTGAACCTGAACAAGTCACAACAGACCCAAAAGACGAAAAGAAGTACACTGATGCCGATGTCGATGCCATCATTGACAAGAAATTCGCTAAATGGAAGGCAGAACAGGAAAAAGCCGAATCAGAAGCTAAAAAATTAGCCAAGATGAACGCCGAAGACAAGCAGAAGTACCAGCTTGACAAGCGTGAACAGGACCTGGCTGACCGTGAAGCGGAAATCACACGCCGAGAGCTAACTGCAGAAGCTAAGACGATTTTAAGCGAGCGCGGCTTACCGATCGAATTGGTCGACGTGGTTAATCTTGCTGACGCTGACAGTGTACGTGATTCCATCGATGCCATCCAAAAGACTTGGGAAGCAGCAGTCTTAAAAGGTGTTGCTGACAAGACAAAAGGAATCGCGCCGATGACGAAAGCGCCAGTGGAATCTGGCGAAATCACCAAAGAACAATTCAATCGCATGGGTGTTCGAAGTCGAAATGAACTTTTTGAACGTGACCCAGAACTATATAGAAAGTTACGAGGATAATAAAATATGGCAACAGGAATGACAACAACCACACAGATGATTAACCCCGAAGTTATGGCGGACATGGTATCGTACAAACTGCCTAAACTTATTAAATTTACACCACTTGCATATGTAGAAACAGCATTGGTAGGTGTTCCAGGGGATACTTTGACAGTACCTAAATGGACGTATTCTGGCGATGCTACCGAAATCACAGAGGGTCAGGCGATTCCAATCGACCAACTTGGAACGGATAAAACCACAATGACCATTAAACAAGCTGGTAAAGCTATTGAGATTACCGATAAAGCTGCTTTGGTAGGTCATGGCGATGTGTACAGCGAAGGTGCAAACCAGATCGCTCTTGCAATCGCAAACAAGGTAGACAATGACCTAGTCGCAGTCGCCAAAACAGCAACACAATACATTGCAGAAGCACCTACAACAGTAGACGCTATCGATAAAGCATTGACAATTTTTTCAGACGAAGAGGATTGTCGCTATGTCGCTCTTGTCAACCCTAAAGATGCAATCAAGTTGCGTGCAGATGCAGGCAAAACTTGGTTGAAAGGTTCTGAAATTGGGGCAGATGTCGTTGTTTCAGGTACTTTTGGCGAAGTTTCAGGAGTACAAATCGTCCGTACTAACAAAGTTGAAGAAGGAAAAGGGTTCCTTGTTAAAGTATCTCCTCTCCAAACGGATATGGACGATGATGCAAAATATGGAGCTTTTGTAATCAACCTCAAGCGAAACGTGCAAATCGAAAGCGACCGCGACATCTTGAAGAAAACAACAGTTTATTCAGGGGATGAATATTACGGTGTTTATCTGTACGACGATACTAAGGTCGTTAAATTTGGAGGGAATTCGTAATGGGGATGTTATTGCGCCGTCATTCGGAGGATAAACAAAACACAAATTTAGCCGACTTGACAACCAAGGAGCTGAAAGCCTTGGCTAAAGAGAAACACGTTGAAGGTTATTCCACAATGACCAAAGATGAATTGATGGAGGTTCTAAATGCGCTTTAAAGTTTTAAAAGAGTTTACTGATGACGAACTTGGTTTTGTTCATCGTGTTAACGACATCATCGAATTGACCAAGGAACGTCATGAGCAGATGAAGAAAAACGCTAAATCGCAAGATGTGAATTTGGCTGATTACATTGAAGAAATCAAGACCAAAGGAGCAGAAGCTCCTGCAAAATAGGGGGCGGATATGCTAGAAGAATTAAAAACTTTGACAGGCGAGAGTGAACATAAAATCCTCTCGTCTTTGCTTTTGAGGGCTAAAAATATCATTTTGACTGAGACAAATCGAAGTCAGCTTACGCCAGCGCTGGAATGTTTGCAACTGGAAGTGGCACTCGAGTTATTCAATCGTCAAGGAAGCGAGGGCGAAACATCACGAAGCGAAGGGGGCGTGTCTGTGTCTTATAAAGACGGGCTATCCGATACTATTTTGAATGGTATCCGCAGTCATAGACTCGCAAGGGTGGCAGGTCGTGCGTTTGAAGCGAAACCGACTGAAGCCGTATCTGATCCGTAAAGCTGTCATAGTGACGAGCGATGAGGGTATCAAGAAAGCTACTTATAGCGATGTTGTTGCTGAGATACGAGCTGAGATATGGCCTGCTAGTGGTCGCTTACAAGCTGAGATATACGGTCAGAGATTGGCATATATTTTGAATTGCTTGGTAGACCGTGAGACTCTTATAGATGAAGGCGATGGCTTTTGTATCAACAGCGATAAAGTGACCCACAAAGTTATTTCTATTAAGCGTTATACAAACCATCAAGTCTTGGAGTTGGAACAATGTCGCGATTGATAGGTGCTGACAAGCTGATTGCAAAATTTAGACGATTATCAGGACAGCAGCAGACTGAAATCATGGCAAAAGCTGTACACAACGCTGCCAAAAATGTTGTCCAGGCAGATGCTAAGTTACGAGCTCCTGCAAACAATGGTGATTTGCGAGCAGGTATTAAAGTTCGGATGTCTAAGTCTGGGAATCCGAGAGCTGAAGTGGTTAGCACATCAGACCATGGCGGATTTGTTGAATTTGGTACTGGTCCAAAAGGTGCTGCAAACCACGCAGGTATTTCTCCAAATGTCAGCGTGTCTTATCGCAGTACACCTTGGTATGTCCATGAGTCCCAGATTGATGTGGGCCCTTATCGTTTTCAAAAGCTCGGTGAGTTTTACAAGATGTTTGGCCAAGTCGCCCAGCCTTATCTTTATCCAGCCCTCAAGGATAATGAAGAGCGAGTCACGAAGAACATCAATAGATTTGTCAAACGGAAGCTAGTTGAAGAGGTCAGCAAATGATAAATATTAAGCCCATCATTTACAAGAAATTAAAAGAAGTTGCGGGTAATGTGACAGATACTTACCCGCAAGATTGGGAGAATTTCCCCGTTATCATCTACTTAGAAGAGGAAAACAAGCCTTACGAGATTACAGATGATACAGAACAGATGTCCTATTTGCGCTACAAGGTCGATATTTTCCACAATGATAGTACCTCGGAATTAGCCGTAGCGATTGATGCGATTTTTGCATCTCTCGGGCTAAAACGTACATCCAGCGTGGATACACCCGACCCAACGCACTTACGACACAAAGTTATGCGATTTGAAGGGATTTTAGATCTAAATTCCCGAATCGTTTACCAATACAGAATGGAAGGATAAAACATGTTAGCAAACGGAATTAAATTGAAAATGAGCGAGACCAAGGGGTCTGGCTATGCAGTTATCGAGGGTTTGAAAGAAGTTCCGGAACTTGGTATTGACCCTGAGAAAGTTGAGAATACGACCCTTGCGGATACCATTAAGCAGTATGAATTTGGTATTGGCGACGCTGGTGAATTGGAATATAAATTCAAGTACGAGAATTCCAAAACAACTTCCAGCTACCGCACTTTGCGTAAGTTGGCAGATGCTAAGGCTGTGCGTTATTTTGAGCAAGAGTATCCAGATGGTACTACTGTCCGCTTCTCAGCTCAGATTGCTGTCAAGCTAGGCGGTGGCGGTGTCAACTCTGCTATCGAGTTTACATTGAAATTGGCTCTGCAGTCAGATTTAGAATTCACTGATCCAGTAGTACTTTAAGGAGGTATAAATGTCAACACGTAAACCATATATCGTTTGGACCGTCAAGGGAACAGACTATAAATTGCGTCTTAGCACTCGCCAAGCCTGTGAAGTTGAAGAAAAATTGGGTGTTAATTTGCTCAAAATCTTTATGCCCAAACCAGGCGAACAGTTCAATCTACCACCTTTGAAGGTCATGTTGTTGGTTGTTCAAGGTGCTTTGCAGAAGTTCCATCACGGTATTAAATTGGATGATGTCTATGACTTGTTCGATGCTTACATCGATGAAGGTTATGGACAAACTGAATTGATGACTGATATCATCGTACCATTGTTCGAAGTATCGGGTTTTATTCCTCGGAACAAGGAGAAGGAAGAACCGACGTTGACAGCAGTCGAGTAGGTTCTGGTCCTTGTTCGGTCGCAGAATTGATTAACGGTTTTTATCCTACGGCATTAGATGCAGGGATAGACCCGTTTTCTTTTTGGGAATACACTCTTTTGGAATTGAAAGAGTTGGTTGAGAGTTACAACAGGCAACAATTCCAGAAGCAGAAGGAAATAGCTTCTCATCATTTTATTCAATCGCAGATGATAGCTCGCTTTGTTTCTCTGATGTTTCAGGAAAAAGGTGAAGCGCCGGACATTTGGGAGTTCTATCCTACTTTATTTGAAGAGGATAGGGCGCAGATTGAACAAGCTCGCATTGAGCGTGATTTGAAAATCCATCAGGAGCAGATGAGAGCTTACGCTGAAAGAATGAGAGGAAGGTTCACAACTTCCGAATAATGGAGAAAGGAGGGAACGATGGCTGTTACCTTAGAAGAGTTGAGAGTTATAGTTGAAGGTGAGATAGCACCGTTTCAGAAGAAGATGAAGCAGTTAGAATCTCAAATGAAGCAGACTCAAAACAAAATTGAAAACAAGACAAAAGGCCTTAGAGAGCGTGTAGGTCAACAAGCTGGTGGCATGGCGACTGCTTTGGGCAAACTTGCTAAGATTACCGCGTTAGCTTATCTAGGCAAGAAAATGTTAGACCTTGGTATGTATTCTACCCAGATGGCTCTTGAAGTCAGCGCTTCGGTCAATCAAATCAAACGACAGATGGGCGAAAGTTCCCAAGCATTTTTAAAATGGATTGATAACAATGCCAACGCTATGAACATGAGCGTCGGTGAAGCTACTAAGTATGGAGCGGTCTATTCCAACCTGTTTTCCAACTTTATCAAGGATTCTAACAAACTGAGCGCTTATACAGGTAAGATGTTACAGACATCCGCCGTGATTGCTCAAGGTAGCGGACGAACCATGACCGATGTTATGGAGCGTATTCGTTCGGGCTTGTTGGGTAATACCGAAGCTATCGAAGACCTCGGAATAAATGTCAATGTTGCTATGATTGAATCAACCAACGCATTCAAGCGTTTTGCGAATGGGCAATCTTGGCAACAATTAGACTACAACACCCAGCAACAAATCCGCTTGATGGCGATTTTGGAGCAAGCAACAGCTAAGTACGGAAATACCTTACAACAGTCTGTAAATGGTCGCATTAGCATGTTCAAGTCGCTGTTAAGCGATGCAGCACTAAATATCGGTAATGCCATGTTGCCGATTATTAACGCCATGATGCCTGTACTTAATTCGTTTGCTATGGTCTTGAAAAATGTCACTGCTAAACTCGCTGAGTTTATCGGCTTGATGTTTAACAAAAAAGCCAATGTGAAGAATAGCGCTGTTGGAAACCTTGCTCAGGGTGCACAAAATGCAAATGATGCAGTAGGTGGTCTAGGCGACGCCATGGACGGTGTCGATGATGCTTCTGGAGGCACCGCAGGCAATCTAGACGATACTGCCAAATCAGCCAAGAAGGCAGCAAAAGAGCTGATGGGATTAGCTGGTTTTGATGAAATCACGACCCTCAATCTAAATAAAGATGACGGAGCAGGTGGAGCGGGTTCAGGCGGTGGTTCTGGAGGCGGAGGCAAGGGTAGTAAAGGCGGTAAAGGTGGGGGAGCACCCGCTGACATCTTGCCAGAAATCGCTCTTGAAGACATGGACACCCAGTTCAAAAGTATTTTTGATGGGTGGGACAAAGTCTTGAAACCTCTTTTTGATTATTTGTCTAAATTATCCAATCTCTTTAAAGATGGCTTTAACATGTCGTTCAGAGCTGATAGTCTTGACCGCTTTAAAACTGCTCTAGCAGGTATCTGGCAATCTCTAAAAGATATTTTCGCTGATGGAACTGTATTGCAGGCAGCTGCAAGGTTTGGAGAGAAGCTAGCTTTTGCTTTAGGTCAAATCACTGGCGCTCTAGCCAACATCATCATGGGAATTGCGGTATTTATCGCCGAAAGTTTAAATAAATCACTAAACGACACCAAATTGGATATAAAAGGTTGGCTGATACGTCAGTTCGATATAGCAGGCGATGCAGTCGCGAGCATTGGAAATATCGCTCAAATGCTCGGTCAAACGTTTTATGACGTATTTACAAGTGCAGCTGCGACAAATATCGGTGCAGATATTCTTTCAGCGATAACCTATGGGACAATGGGGATTGTTGAAGTTGGTTCAAAATTAGGTCGCGATATACTAAGCGGTATAGAACAATCGCTAGTTGATAACCAAGATAAAATAACTACCGCTTTAAACGGCTTGCTCTCTGCCCTTGAGCCTACTTTCGAATCTATCAAAAACCTATTCAAGAATGCGTTTGAGGGGTTGAGCACAACTTACGATGAGCATGTAAAACCATTCTACGATTCGTTCAATGAAGGTTTAAGTTCTATATTTGGAACTTTGCTAGATAGCTGGAATAATGATGTTCAACCAGTGTTGGATAGCATCGGCGAAAAGTTTGCTGATTTATTTGACAATCATATTCAACCATTCATCGATAGTTTTCTATCCGCATACGGACAAATTACGGACGCCTTAAAGTTACTTTGGGAAACTATCCTGGTACCGCTATTTGATTGGATAGCTGCGAACATTTTGCCTGTCCTTGTCCCGACATTCCAGACGTTAGCCGACTGGTTTGTCCAAGCCTGGACTGTGGTTTTCGATGTTTTGGGAGCTGTTTCGAAAATCCTAGGCGGTATTACCGAGTTCCTGGTTGGTGTATTTACTGGCGATTGGGAAAAGGCTTGGAATGGGATTGTTCAGATTGCTAAAGGAATCTGGGAAATGCTGTCTTCTATCTTCAAGTTCGTTTGGGATGCCATTGTTTCTTTCTTAAAAGGTGTTTGGGATACCATCGTTGCTATACTGCAGGCTGGTTGGGATGCGATTGTGCGAATCTTCCAAGGTATAGGCCCGTGGTTCGGCGAACGTTGGAGAGATATCGAAAACATCTTCTCTAAAGTTGGTCAGTGGTTTGGTCAAAAGTTTTCTGATGCTTGGAAGGCTGTTCAAAACGCTTTTAAGAACATTGGGCAATGGTTTGGTGCCCGTTGGAATGACATCGTGAATGTTTTTCGAGATGTGGCAAATTGGTTTAACCAACGATTTACCGAGGCTTGGGATGCGATTGTGAAAATATTCCAAAATTTAGGTAAGTGGTTTGGAGACCGCTATAACGACATCAAAAATATATTGTCATCTGTCAATCAGTGGTTCGGGCAGAAGTTTTCTGACGCTTGGAAGGCTGTTCAAAACGCTTTTAAGAGCATTGGACAATGGTTTGGCGACCGTTGGAGAGATATAACCAATGTATTTTCGAAGACAGGCTCTTGGTTTGGAGAGCAATTTGGCAAAGCATACGAAGGTGTCAAAAAAGCATTTAGCGGTATCGTTGAATTCTTCGGAGGTATTTGGGATAGAATTAAGTCTACATTTACAAATGTCGGGACCATGGTCGGAAACGCCATAGGAGGAGCTGTCCGAGGAGTGATTAACGGGGTGCTTGCAACTGTTGAAAACACTATTAATAGTGGTATTCGATTAATTAACGGCGCTATTTCCGTAATCAACAAACTTCCAGGGGTAAACATCGGTAGTTTTAGCACAGTTTCTCTTCCACGCCTTGCCCGTGGTGGTATCGTGGATAGCCCAACAGTCGCTATGATTGGTGAAGCAGGTAAAGAGGTGGTTATGCCATTGGAAAATACAGGCTTCTTACAAACCATGGGTCGTGTGGTCGGTGGTGCGGTAGTCAATGCTTTGGGTGGTGGAATGCCACAATCATCTGGTTTGCCAAGCGGGGATATCGTTATCAATATTGGAAGCAGAGAGTTTGGACGCTTTGCGATTGATGAGATTAACAAAGCACAAGAGCAAGCTGGCGAATTGCTGTTAAACATTTAGGAGGATATATGAGTCGATTGATCATCAATGGAGTTACAGTTGTACCTCCTAAATCTTTTCAAGTCGCTATCAATGATGTAGATGGCGAGACAGGTCGAAATGCTAACGGAGACATGGTCAGGGATAGGATTACTACCAAGCGTAAATTAGAATGCGAGTGGGGGATGTTAACACAGGCTGAGATGGCGTTGATACAATCAGCTGTTCAGCCTGTATTTCTTGAAGTGTCTTACCCAGACCCTATCCTTGGGCAGACGTCCAAAACGTTTTATGTTGGGGATAGGACAGCGCCTGCGTATTCATTTACTGAAAAATTCAAACCCTGGAGCGGTTTGAAATTTAGTTTAATAGAGAGGTAAGGTGGTTGGTACGGTAACATTTAATCAAGCCATGTTAGCTAAAGATAGGGTGTTCGCTATTCGTGCAGGCGCCTATACATCTAGCGACATCAAAGAAGCGAGTTTTAATTATGGCTATATCAGTGGTGACACGTTTAAGCCAGGCGGAACCGTTGCTGGTTCGGCTAAATTGACCTTTACATCTATCATTACTACTTTTAACAAGTTGGATAAGATTTATCCAGAAATTGGGCTCTTGGTAGGCGATAGCTATGAATGGGTCGCCATGGGGGAGTATTTTGTCAATGACATCAGTATTGACCGCAACAGGAATACCACCGAATTAGACTTGATGGACGGTATGTTTAAGCTAAACCAGCCCTATGTTTCTGATTTGACTTATCCAGCACAAATTCGAGATGTTATTCGAGAGATTTGTGTAAAGACGGGCGTTGAAGTGGAAGAGGGTGTGCTTGCATTGAGCACAGTGCAAAAACGTGTCCTCGAAAAACCAGATAAAAAGGATATTACTTTTAGAGAAGTGTTAAGCCAAGTCATTCAACTACTTGGCTTTTCTGCTTTTTTTAATCGGCAGGGGAAGTTGGAAATCCGTGGTCTAACCGAATCGAATATTACCATCACAGCAGATAATTACTTTTTACACGGCTTGTCCAAGAGCGAAGTCGAATATCAGATAGCTGGTATTACTTGTAAAAAAGACAAGGAAACGCTGACAGTTGGTTTGCGAACGGGACGTTCATTGGAGCTTGAAAATCCATTGATGAGTCAAGAATATCTTAATGACTTGTACTACGACTTAAAAGAAATTAAGTATTATCCATTTTCGCTTGATTGGCAAGGGCATTTGAAGCTAGATGTCGGTCAATGGGTAACGCTCAAAACAAACAAAAACGAGACCTACAAAGTCCCTGTTCTGAGTCAATCTTTCAGTTTCAAGGGTGGTCTTAAGTCTAAGATTAGCGCAGACAGTAAGGCTGGGAATGACACTCAGTATAGCTACAAAGGTTTTTTAACCAAGCAAATCGAGCAGATGTCTACCCAAATCGATGCAGAATTACAACAACGGTTGGAAGAGGCTGATAAAGAATTAGATAGGCGAGCAACTGAGCTATCAGGGGCTATCGAACAGGTGCAGGTAGATGCTGCGGAGTATGCCGACAGTATCAAGCAGGAGATTAGTGAGCGTCTGGATGGCACAGTTGCTGAATACCAGGCGGACAAGCAAAGTCAGTTGAGGCAATTTGACGAATGGACCAAGATACTAGCTCAAAAAGTATCTCAAGCGGATATTTCGGTCGACCCTGAATCAGGCCGCATCCAATTAGGTACTAAGGAGATTACAGCTCAAAATATTGCCAGTCTACTAATCATGGACAAGGGTGTCACTACCCTGTTGGCCAATAAGTTTTACCTAGGGGCACCAAGTGAAAACTTGATTAAGCTTAGTCCAGATTATCATGCACTAACCAAGACAAGCATTGATGCGGATGGTTACTATGTCAACGAATCTACCGATAATCTATTCTGGCTATCAAATTATGAGCCGAATCCGATTAAGAGAGGTGATGAGTTAAAGATTACTGGCTCAATCCAGTCTACGAAAGCCCAGATTTTGAGAGTGGAAGTCTATTTCTTTGACAAGGACAAGAACAGGGTAGCCGTCGGTGGGTCAGTTTCAATCAATGTCAACTCTGGAGGGAGTTTAATTGATGCTTCCTTGGTTATCCCAGAAGTTCCATTGACGGCAAAGTATTATGCGATTACGCTTGTTGCATCTAATAACACTGACATTCGCGCTGTCCGCATTTCTAATACTCAAGCAAGGATAAAGACCGGGGTAGATATGATTGTCGATGGTTCAATCACAACGGCTTTGTTAAATGCAGCAGAGGGTGATTTCGCTCGATTAGTAGCCAAGTTTGTCCAGGCCGAAGGGTTAACGGCTAAAGTTGCTGATATTCAATCGGCTAAAATTGGCTCTCTTACAGTCGACAACGATGCATGGATGCGGAAACTTGTAGCAAACAGGATAATAACAGAGTTACTGCAGGCCTTCGTGGTACAGGCTGATAAAATCGTTGTTCCAGGGACTACCCGACCTGTCTTTACAATAGACAGGGATGGAAATATATCGATCGATACTCCAATCCTAAAAGTCCGTGGCGAATTACTAGCCACTCAAAAAGACCTTGAAACCATCGAGTTAACACCAGGTCCCAAAGGCGAAAAAGGAGCTACAGGCCCACAAGGTCTTCAGGGTCCTAAGGGAGACCAGGGAATTGCTGGTCCTAAAGGTGCTGATGGTAGAACTCCATACATCCATTGGGCTTACTCGGATAGTGCAGATGGTACTGGTCTTACAACATCAGATAATGGTCAGCGGTATATTGGACACTACTCAGACCACACGCAAGTCGACAGCACAGATAAGACCAAGTATCGCTGGGCCGATAGATGGGCTAAGATTGAGGTTGGTGGGCGGAATTATATCCGTGATTTTGATTTTGCTAATCTGGGCAGGTTGTTTACCAACGCATCCAGCTGGAAGTTTGAGCGAGTAGTGGATGCTATGGCAAAAAGTGGCTATCACCTGAAAGCGACTTGTACAGGTGCTGGCACAGGCGGTATGGGTGCTGATTTGTTTGATCTCAGAGGCGCTGACTGGCAAGGAAAGGTGATGACTTTTGCGGTGGATATCAAGTGTTCGAAGTCCGTTCGTTTGAAGTATGGTTGTGAAGCGTTTGAAGATGCAAGTAGCCAATTGATTGACGTGACGACAGCTTGGAAGCGGTATTCAAGCAGTAGCAAGGTACGGTTTAACCGTTGGCACAGCTTTATCTTCTATAATCATACAGGTCGCTGGGAGGTCGGGGATGTGCTTTATATCCGTGACCCTCAACTAGAAGATGGGTCTATCCCGACAACTCCTACCCCCGCTCTTAAAGATATACAAGCCGACCTTGATTCCAAAGCTGACCAAGCTCTAACTCAGGAACAAATCACAGCTCTACAGGAGCGTGCAAAACTAGCAGAAACAGAGCTTGAAGCTAAGGCGTCGATAGATGCGGTTAATGAGCTTATAGGCGAATATCGAAGAATGTTAGATGTCGAGAGTGCCAATGTCCGAGAAAACCAAGAAGCATTAGTAGAAGCAGCCAAACGGGTTGCAGCTATTGAATTGAATTTAGGCCAATTCGCAGAGCGTGTTGAGTTTTTAGATAGCTACATGACGCGTTCAAACGAAGGATTGATTATCGGAAAAAACGATGGGTCAGCCCTTATTCGAGTGTCAGAAGACCGTATCTCTATGCTTTCGGCGGGTAAAGAGGTTATGTATATTTCGCAAGGAGTTATCCATATCGATAATGGTATCTTTACCAAAAGCTTACAGGTTGGTCGTTTTCGGACAGAACAACACGTCGTTAATTTGGATATGAATGTTATTCGTTATATAGGATAGGAGAACAAATGGCATTAGAAACAAGAGGCATAAAACAAATATATCGGAACTCTAAAACAGGACAAGAATCCACGGGAGATGCAGGGCATCGTTTTTATATTTACGATAATGCAAAAAAAGAGTATATAGCTGAAATCGGTTCCTACATTAAAGCAATGGGATTGAAGGTTGTGGATAATAAACCAAAGTCGACAGGCTACGGTATATTTTTCTATGTTCGTATGCTCAAAGCTGTGGACCTGCGTTCTGGCGGAGAAGCCTTTTTTGAGATTTCACTAGGTTCCAAAGGAGTTAAAAAGAAAATTCCTCTAACCAAGAAATTATACCCAGTCTCAAGAGATACAAATACTTATTACGATGGGATATCAAGTGATGAATATAACAGACAGGTTGAAGGAAGCGCCTATAACCCAAGTTATGAAGAATTAGGCTTTGTTTATATTGAAGAACCTAATGTATACGCTTATACCTATCCTGCCACTATGTATTTTAATATTGCGACTAATTTTTTTGATAGAAGTCAACAGGCTATTGCTATTCCTTTTAGAGTACCCAGTTTCGCCCATGATTACGATACCTACAATGCCAACGTCTATGTCCAGTCTTTTACCAGTCCTATTGGCAGTAGTAATACGCTAAACCTCGTCAAACCTTCCCAAAATTATTCAGAAGATAAATATAGTCTGTCCTATTATTGGTATGGAAAGAGGGGGATTTTAGCGACAAAATCAACCGCTACTAGCTTTAAGTTCACCCTACCTAATCATTTTTGGGATGATATCCCAGAATCTTTTGATGGGACAGGGTACATCATTTTGGATAGGTGGACGGTTGTAGGAGGGAGAGATTCTCTTTTTTCAACCTTATTCATCCCGTTTCGTGGGGAAGTCCCAGCTCATGTAAAACCGTCTATTCAATCGATCACTCTGACGGACACCAACACAAAGGTAAGTGCACTATTGGGAAATCAAGCGTTTGCGCAGATATTGTCCAATATTAGTATCAATGTATCTGCTAACGGCATCTACGGTTCGACTATCAAAAGTATCCGTTCGGAAATTGTCGGCAAAAATCAAGTCGTGACTTCTACGGGAGGCAGTTTTGGCGTTATGAATTATCACGGTCAAATCACCATACGTACCACGGTTACAGATAGTCGTGATAGAGTGTCCGATTCAGTAGATAGAGTGGTGACAGTACTTCCTTATCATCCTCCTGCTTTATCCTTTACAGTTAGTCGAGGGGGGTCTTTGAGAAACCAATTGATAGTGTCACGGTCTGTAAAAATAGCTCCCCTTACCTGGAATGGTCGACAGAACAATCGTTTGAAACTGAATTTTAGTACTGCTGCATTAGGCGGGAGCTTTACCCCTAATAACAGTTCCGCCAATATAGACGCAACTACGATAGCGGAACTTATCAACTCTCAAGCAACTTTGGCAGGAACTTATAGTTCTCTTTCCTCGTTCGAGGTGCTAGGAGTTCTGTCGGATAGCTTTGTAAATGATGTGGCATTTAAAGTGTCCGTTCCAACGGAATCAGTGGTCGTTAGTTACGATAAAGACGGTGTCGGCATTAACAAAGTTAGAGAGCGTGGGGCGGTTGATGTAAAGGGTGATATATATGCGAACGATAAACCGATACAGCAGCATAAGTTGACCGAAAATAACGGTGTTGCAATTATTGCAACGGGTGACTGGAACAATTATAAAGAAACAGGACTCTACCGTGGTAACAACCTGGCCAACCAACCGCCAACCGCTGTTGGAGCGCACAATTGGAAATATGTCCGTGTCATCAAGCATGATGCTGATTGGTCTTTGCAAGAAGCGATTGATTTTAATGGTGTGATGAGTTGTTTCAGAGTTTGGGCGAATAATGCTTGGAAACCTTGGCAGAGAGTAGCTTTAGTCCAACCCTCGACATGGATTTCTACTGGAGTGGATGGTGTCCATTACAAGCAAGAAGGGGCTGTGGTAGCGCTTAGGATAAAAGTATCAAGTACATCATTTGTGTCTAATTATTCTTTGGGAACCATTCCGACTTCTCTTTTACCAGTCGCTGGCACAGATGCGGTGTTCCGTGTTGTTACAAATGGTGGTAATGACCGCATTGTGAGAATTAAGTCGACGGGCATTTGCCAAATCGAGTCTTATCTTTTAAATGAATCTCTCACAACTACAATAACTTGGTTAATTTAAAGGAGGTTAACGTGGACTTTTTATTTTTACAAAAATCGTTAGAATACCATTCTGACGGCTCACCTAAACAAACTAAGCTCATTTTGACGGATGAGGTAGGTTCACAATTTATCTGCCATTTGCCTGCAGATTCTATCAACAAATCAAATGATGAGTTGGTGCAAGAAGGCGCGGATGATATTTACAATCGTTTCTTCCCTAAACGGGCAGAGAATGAACGATTTACATCTATTGAGGATTGGCTACGGTCTGCCGAAACAGAACGTAATGAGCGGTTTGTGAAGTTAGAAGCTGATATGCAAGATAAGATTGATGATGCAGTCGCGGAATTAACTATTATGTTTACTGGTTTTGCAGGTCAATTTGGAGCAGAAGCAGTAGAGGATGTTCCAAAAGACACGACTCCTCACGATGTTTAGGTAGAAATTGAGGAATAGATCATGGGATTTATTAATACAATTTTGACAGGAATTAGTTTAATCAAGAAAGGACAATTTACTATGAAATTTACAAAGAAACACGTTGTTGCACAAGCTTGGTACCGTCGAGTTGCGGGTGGGATTGCCACTTTTGAGGAGGTTCCAAAGCTATGGAATTTGCGTGAAGTGGTCAAGGAAATGCTGGATGAGCTTGCACCAGAAGACGGGAATTAGCCTATGCCTAACGAAATTTTACACATCATCGGAGCGGTGGCACCTACTATTGGTGTCATCGCAACTGGTGGCTTTGGCTATCTTGCAGCACGGTCTAATAACCTAAATAAAGCACAGTTTGGTGAACTCAAGAAGGGTATGGAAGACATCAAGGATGATGTGTCCAATCTAAAGAAAGTCGCAGATGACAACCAAGTTAGCTTGATTGCCGTCCAAGAGGAAATGGACACTTTGAAAAACAGCGGTAGAAGTAGCCGTCGTTACACGCTTTACAAGGATTTAGACACAGCGATTGCCCGTGGTTGGACAACCTTGGAAGAGCGTAGAGAGATTGCCAAACTTTTTGATAGTTATAAGATTTTAGGTGGAAATGGTGAGATTGAAACCATGTACCAAATCTATATTCAATTGCCAATAAAGGAGGGGTAGGATGAATCATTTAACAGAGCTTATTTTTGGCACAGCAACTGGGATTTTCGGCATTGTTGCTGGTGTAATAATCCACGAAATCAAGAAGTATCTGATTGCCAAAGGCGGAAAACGAGCCATTGAAATCACAGAGATTTTGGCGCGCAATGCGGTTAATGCTGTTGAGCAGATTACCAAATTAGACCAAGATAAGCACGTCGATAAGTTAGACATGGCTAAGCGTCGTATAAATAGCCAGCTTGCCAAATACAACATTTACATGACCGAAACGCAGTTGGAAACCTTTATTGAATCAGCTGTAAAACAGATGAATGATAGTTGGAAGGGAGAAGAAAATGACAACAGCGAATGAAGCCGTCATGTTCGTCACTGACCTGGCCAATCGTGGTGCAGGCGTGAACTATGACGGAGCATACGGTATGCAATGTGTGGACTTGCCAAATTGGATTTGCGGAAAATTTTTTGGCAAACCCTTATGGGGCAATGCCATTGATTTGCTGGATTCGGCTGAACAAGTTGG